AAGCGAACGCTTAATTTGTACCCCGGCAACGTGACTGCGTTTGAGGGAACGCCCGAAGACAAGCAATTGAAGGCTGTTTACGGCCAACCAAAGAAGTCGAGACAGGCAGAACGCAAGAAGATCAAGTGGTGCAAGATCAACGGCTACGAAATCCTTGAAGAACAGAAGTGGCCGGGGGAATTCATCCCTGTTGTGCGGGTGATTGGCAACGAATTTGAGGTTGAAGGTCGCATTTACATCAGCGGGTTGGTCCGAAACGCCAAAGATGCTCAGCGGATGTACAACTATTGGACTAGCCAAGAGGCAGAGATGCTGGCGCTGGCTCCAAAGGCACCGTTTATTGGTTATGGCGGGCAGTTTGAGGGGTATGAAACCCAATGGAAGACTGCGAACACCCAGAATTGGCCGTATTTGGAGGTCAACCCGGATGTAACGGACGGGCAAGGCGCGGTTTTGCCGTTGCCACAGCGTGCTTTGCCGCCAATGGCCCAGACTGGTCTGATTCAGGCCAAAATGGGGGCGTCCGAGGACATCAAGAGTGCGACTGGACAATACAACGCATCACTTGGGCAAACATCCAACGAACGTTCTGGCAAGGCTATTCTGGCCCGCCAGCGCGAAGGTGATGTCGGTACTTACCACTATCAGGACAACCTAGCTCGGGCAGTTCGCCACATCGGGCGGCAACTGGTCGATCTGATTCCCAAGTATTACGACACGCAGCGCATCGCCCGCATTATCGGGCTGGACGGCGAGACGAAGATGGTCAAGATTGACCCGACTCAGGCCGAGCCTGTGCGTAAGATTCAGAACCAAGAAGGGATTGTGATCGACAAGATCTACAACCCCGCAGTTGGTAAGTACGACGTAGTGGTTGCAACGGGTCCGGGATACGCCACCAAGCGCCAAGAGGCGCTAGAGGCGATGGCGCAACTGTTGCAGGGCAATCCGCAACTGTGGGCGGTCGCGGGCGACTTGTTCGTCAAAAACATGGATTGGCCTGGGGCGCAGGAAATGGCAAAACGGTTTGCCAAGACGATTGATCCTAAGCTCATGGGTGACGCCGAAGACAATCCAGCCCTGCAAGCCGCTAACCAGCAGATGCAAGCGATGGCGGCAGAACTGGATCAGTTGCACCAGATGTTGCAAAATGTCGGCAAGTCCATGGAAGCGCAGGACATGGAGCGCAAGGACTACGAAGCCAAGATCAAGGCGTTTGACGCTGAAACGAAGCGTATCAGCGCGGTTCAGGCGGGTATGTCAGAACAGCAGATCCAAGACATTGCGATGGGTGTAGTGGCTGCGGCTATGGAATCACAGAGTATGCTAATGCCGGAAATGCGTGAAGGTCCTACGCAAATGGAAATGATGCCGGAACAAGCTGAGTACGCTCAACCGCAAGGGGTTATGCAATGAAGTGCGCGGATTTTGTCGGTCTGCTATTCTTGGGGCGTGATGTAGCGCATTCGGTTCATTTGAATACCAGAAGTTACAGCAAGCACAAGGCATTGCAGAAGTTCTACGAATTAATTATTGAAGCGGCAGATGATTTTGCCGAAGCGTACCAGGGTCGGCACGGTCTGATCGGGCCGATCACGTTGATGACTGCCAAGAAAACGACTAACATCATAGAATTCTTGGAAGATCAACTCAAGGAAATTGAGGCTTGTCGGTACGAAGTTGTGGACAAGACGGATATGTCTTTGCAGCAGTTGATCGACAACATCATTGAAGTTTATCTGAGAACCCTCTACAAACTGCGCTTTTTGGCGTGAGGTAATTATGGCAGCAACGTACAAATATCTAACTGCCTCGGCCAACGTCAAGCCGATGGCGGGTAAGCTCAAGGGCATCTTTGTGTCTGCGGCCAGCGGCACACCTACGATTACGGTGTATAACAGCGCGGCGGCAACCACAACTGATACGATTGTTGGTGTGTTTACGCCAACGGGTGCGACCAGCTACACGTTCACCGGCGACGAAGGCGGTGTGTATTTCAGTTCTGGTCTGTACATTGTGATCAGCGGAACTGTCGCTGCAACGGTGTTTTTCGAGTAAAACATGGCAAATACCACGATTTCAGCACTACCGTCAGCGACTACCCCGCTCGCGGGTACTGAAGTCGTTCCAATTGTCCAGAGTGGCGTAACCAAGAAGGTTGCCGTAAGTGCTATTGGGGGCGGTGGCTCGGGTACGGTCACCAGCGTTGGGATCTCTGCCCCGGCATTTTTGTCGGTTTCGGGAAGCCCAGTTACTACATCGGGAACACTTGCGCTTTCGTATTCCGGTACTGCGCTGCCCGTTGCCAACGGCGGTACGGGTCAGACGACGGCAAACGCTGCGCTTAACGGGTTGTTGCCGTCTCAGTCTGGTCAAAACGGCAAAGTTTTGTCTACTGACGGGACAAATACAACTTGGACTGCTGTAACCGGCACGGGAACGGTTACCAGCGTTGCGCTTTCTGCACCAGCATTTTTGACTGTTAGCGGCAGTCCAATTACAGCGTCTGGAACGCTTGCGCTGTCGTATTCTGGAACGGCTTTGCCTGTTGCAAATGGTGGTACAGGCGCAACTACCACAACGGCTGCGTTTGATGCGCTTGCACCCACCCAAACCGGCAATTCTGGAAAGTATTTAACCACCAACGGCGCAACAACGTCTTGGGCTACGGTGTCTGGCGGCGGCTCCCCCGCTGGTGCAGACACGCAAGTTCAGTACAACAGCGGCGGGACTTCTTTTGGTGCTTCGTCAGCGTTTACGTTTACTAGTGCTACTGGACTGGTAACCGCTACTGGTTTTGCAGGTGCGCTTAACGGCACGGTTGGTGCTACGACGCCAACAACCGGGGTGTTTACCACCGCAACTGCTCGCTCAAGCGCGGTACAAGATTCTGTTACTTTGCAAGGCCGAGCCGGTGGCACTAACAGCTATGGCGTAACGCTTACGCCAACGACGCTGACTGGTAGCCGGACGCTGACGCTGCCAGACGCAACTGGCACTATATTGCAAAGCGGTACGGCTGTTACGGTTCCGCAAGGTGGTACTGGACTAACGTCCGGCACTTCTGGTGGTGTTCCATACTTCTCTGCCGCTAACACAATTGCATCAAGCGCAGCGTTAACAAATAACGCGCTAATGATTGGTGGAGGTGCTGGTGCTGCCCCTGCAACCATTGCCACCGGAACTGGTGTTGTTGGCGCTCTTGGCACTAACGTCGGGTCGGCGGGGGCGTTTGTCACTAATGGCGGCGCTCTCGGGACGCCTTCGGGTGGTACGGTCACGAATCTGACCGGCACGGCCAGCATCAACATCAATGGAACGGTTGGGGCGACAACTCCTGCTGCCGGTACGTTTACAACGGTTGGTTATAAAGGATCAACGTCAGGAACAATTACTTTCCAAGCACCAGCGGTTGCAGGGTCAGCAACATATACATTGCCAAGTTCAGATGGCACATCTGGTCAAGTGCTTTCCACTAACGGTTCTGGAACGCTTTCTTGGGTTACTGCTGGCGGTGGCTCTTCAGTCACACCAACTGTTGAATATCTTGTTGTCGCTGGCGGTGGAGGTGGCGGCGGCACAAACAGCGGAGAACCCGGAGGTGGCGGCGCTGGTGGTTATTTAACCAATGCTGCTTATGTTGTTTCTGCTAGTTCAACATATAACGTAGTTGTGGGAACCGGTGGTTCAGCGGGAAGTATTGCGGTAACTGGCGGAAATGGGTCGTCTTCTTCTTTTGGAACTGGAACGGTAACCAATTCTGCGGCAACCAGCGGAACAATTACTTCTGTTGGCGGTGGAGGTGGTGGTTCCGCAGGGCCAATTAATGCCGACGGAGCAAATGGTGGCTCTGGGGGTGGCGGCTCTTACCAACATACTTTTGGAACTGCAACCTCTGGGCAAGGAAACAACGGCGGTGCTGGCTGGTCAGGTGGAGTTAGTGGCGGCGGCGGCGGCGGCGGCGCTGGTGGTGTAGGTGGTACAGGCGCATCCGGTTCAAATGGTGCGGGCGGTATAGGCATCAACTGGAATAGTTTAGGAACGACGTATGCCATTGGCGGCGCGGCTGGCTCATCTAATGGTTCTGGGCCAACAGCATATACTGGTAATGGCGGCGCTGGGAATTATCTTACTGGGTATGCTGGGGCTACTGGTATTGTTGTTGTCCGTTACGCAGACACTTATCCAGCAGCAACTTCCACAACTGGTTCGCCAACAATTACAACCTCTGGCGGGTATCGTTATTACACTTGGACTGGCGCTGGTTCAATTACGTTCTGAGGCACAACATGGCTTGTTTTGCAAAGTTAGATAACGACAACAATGTTATTGAAGTCATTAGTTTGAACAACATTGAAATGCTCGCTGCTGACGGATCTGAATCGGAAGTAATGGGTATTGCATTCCTAATCCGTTGGTCGGGCGGCTACAGCAATTGGAAACAAACTAGCTATAACGGAAAGATTCGCAAGAACTACGCAGGTATCGGATATAAGTACGATGTTCAGCGGGATGCGTTCATCCCGCCACAACCGTTTCCGTCTTGGGTTCTAAACGAAGACACTTGCTTGTGGGATGCGCCAACACCGATGCCTACTGATGGTCAGCGGTATAAATGGGATGAACCAACAACTTCTTGGGTTGCAGTTCCAACCGAATAATGTAAGATAACCGTACTGGCGCGGCACACCAGGGAATCCAAGGATTCAAAATGTCCGAAGAAGTAGCGACTGAAGCGGAAGTAGCGCCCGCGCCGGAACTGGAAGCCACGGCGGCCCCGGAACCTGTAGATACGCCGGAAGTTGCGCCCAAGACCTTCTCGCAAGAGGAACTTGATGCGGCAATTCAAAAACGTCTCGCAAGAGAGCAGCGAAAGTGGGAGCGTGAGCGTCAAGCACCGCCGCCCGTTGCCGTTGATGTCCCGCCTGTAGATCAGTTTGATTCGGTTGATGCTTATGCAGAAGCCAAGGCAATCAAGCTAATCGAGCAGCGTGAGCAGCAAAAGCAGCAAGCGGAGATTCTTGAGGCGTATCACGACCGTGAGGAAGAGGCTCGGGCCAAGTACGATGACTTTGAACAGGTCGCGTATAACCCGACGCTGAAGATCACGACCGTGATGGCGCAAGCAGTTCAAGCCTCTGATGCTGGCCCTGATATAGCCTACTATCTCGGGTCCAATCCAAAAGAAGCTGATCGCATTTCCCGTCTTAGCCCGATTTTGCAGGCAAAGGAGATTGGAAGACTTGAGGCTAAAATAGCCTCGGATGTTCCGGTTAAACGTACTACATCAGCGCCCGCACCGATTAGTCCGGTGACTGCCAGAACTTCAGGCAATCCGAGTTATGACACGACCGATCCTCGGTCAACCAAAACGATGTCTACCTCGGAATGGATTGAAGCAGAACGGCAGCGCCAGATTAAAAAGTGGAACGCTCAGCATCGCTAACTTCTTTTAGGAATTAATATCGTGAGTAATTCGATCCTAACGATTGACATGATCACCAGGAAGGCCCTGGAGATCCTGGAAAACAATCTTGTTCTTACCCGTAACGTCAACCGCCAATACGATGACTCCTTCGCTGTCGAAGGTGCCAAGATTGGTTCGACCCTGCGTATCCGTCTGCCCGACCGCGCTCTGGTAACTGACGGTGCCGCCCTGCAAGTTCAGGACGACAACGAGCAGTTCACAACCCTGACCGTTTCGACCCAGAAACACATCGGCGTGAACTTCACTTCTGCCGAACTGACGATGCAGTTGGATGACTTCGCAGAGCGCGTTCTCAAGCCGCGTATCTCGCAGTTGGCCTCCAGCATTGATGCTGACGTTGCCAATGCGTACAAGAACATCTACGCATCGGTCGGCACTCCCGGCACGACTCCAGCTTCTTCGCTGGTTCTGTTGCAAGCGCAGCAGAAACTGAACGAAAACGCTGCCGTGATGAACCCGCGCTACGCAACGGTTAACCCCGCTGCCAACGCTGGTCTGGTCGAAGGCATGAAAGGTCTGTTTAACCCAACGGATACCATCAGCAAGCAGTTTAAAAACGGCATGATGGGTACTGGTGTTCTCGGGTTTGATGAGATCAATATGTCTCAGTCGATCAAGCAGCACACCACGGGTAACTTCCCTGTTTCGCCAATTGTTTCCGCAAGCGCCACGTTTGCCGAAGGTCAATCGACCCTCGCCATTACGTTCTCTAGCGGGACCAAAACGGTTAACCAAGGCGACGTTTTCACTATCGCTGGCGTGTACGCGGTCAACCCACAGACCCGTGAGTCCACTGGTTCGCTTCAACAGTTCGTTGTGACCGCTGCCAACAGCGTGACCTCCGGCACTTCGATGACCCTGAACATTTCCCCGGCGCTTTATACGTCGGCAAATGCTTTGGCTACCGTTGATTCGTTCCCAGCGACTAGCGCGGTTATCACGTTCCTTGGAACTGCTTCAACCCAGTACCCACAGAACTTGGTTTACCACAAGGACGCAATCACGTTTGCTACGGCTGACCTCCTGCTGCCGCAGGGTGTTGATATGGCGGCTCGCGCTGTGCATAACGGTATTTCGTTGCGTGTCGTGCGCCAGTACGATATCAACAACGACCGTCTGCCTTGCCGTATTGACGTTCTGTATGGCTTCTCAACGATCCGTCCACAGATGGCTTGCCGTCTCTGGGGCTGAACTTTTTAATAGCAAGGAAATATCATGGCTCTTCCCAATGGCGCAGGTGGGTATCAAATCGGTGATGGCAACATCGGCGAAGCCCAGCTCATCGTTCAAGGCGCACCAACTGCGATTACCGCAACCACCGCAACCCTAACGGGTGCTCAACTGGCTAACGGTCTGATCACCAGCAACACTTCGGCTGACACCGTGGTTACGCTGCCAACCGTTGCTGATCTGGAAGCTGCAATTAGCAGCGCCGCCAAGGTCAATGCTGCATTTGACTTTGCAGTAGCAGTTGATGACACCGCGTATCAGCTTACGTTGTCTACCGCTACCGGCTGGACATTGCTTGGCAACATGGTGGTTTTGGAAAACACCGGGGCTTTGTTCCGTGCTCGCAAAACGGGTGACGGTTCTTGGACTTTGTACCGCATCGCGGGCTAAACCAAGGGGGAGGGCCACAAGCTCTCCCCTTTTTTAAGGAATCATCATGCCTAATACGCAAGCAGTTGGAGTCGCGTATTCCGATCCTGAGTTCACCACGATGTACGCAAGTCAGGAAATTGGGTACTCAGCAGGAGCGCAGGGTGCGGTTACTCAGTTGACTAGCAAGTCTACTGCCGTTACGTTGAACAAGTCTGCTGGCCGCATCACAATGAGCGGCGTGGAACTGGCGGCTAACACCGCTGTTTCGTTTACAATGAATAATTCGTTGATTTCTACCAACGACGCAATCATTGTGAACGTGTCTGGTGGTGGTACGGTAGGGGCGTATACAACCTACATTTCCAGCATGACCGCTGGATCTGCGGTTGTTACGTTGCGTAATTTGACTGCCAGCGCTCTTTCTGAGGCTGTTATCATCAACTTCGCAACTATCCACAGCGCAAGCTAACGGACGGGGCTTCGGCCCCTCCTTCTGAGGTTTACGATGGCAACATATTCGGCTGGCGATCAAATCAACCGCGCCCTGCGTTTGTTGGGTGTCTTAGCCGAAGGTGAAACGTCATCGGCCTCGGTGTCTCAAGATTCATTGATGGCGATGAATCAGATGATCGACAGTTGGAACACCGAGCGACTGTCGGTGTTTTCAACCATAGATCAGATTGTCAATTGGCCTGTTGGTGCAATCAACGCTACGCTTGGACCGTCAGGGTCTTTGACACGGTTAAATGGTACTGCAATTCGTCCGATTTTGGTTGACGATGCAACCTACTTCCGCGATCCGCAGACCAATGTGTCTTACGGCATCAAGCTGATCAACCAGCAACAGTACGACGGGATTGCGGTCAAGACCGTAACGTCTACCTATCCGCAAGTCATGTTTGTAAACATGACTTACCCCAACATTGACATCTACCTTTACCCCAAGCCGACGCGCTTGCTGGAGTTCCACTTCATCAGCGTTGAGGAGTTGTCCCAACCGGCGACGCTGGCGACTACGCTGGCTTTACCGCCAGGATACTTGCGGGCGTTTACTTACAACTTGGCGATGGAAATTGCGCCCGAGTTTGGTGTTGAACCATCCGATCAGGTCAAGCGGATCGCCATGACCAGCAAGCGTAACCTCAAGCGCATCAACAATCCTGACGATGTGATGTCGATGCCTTATGCAATCGTTGCAACGCGCCAGCGTTTCAACGTCTACGCCGGTAACTACTAATGCACACGCCGATTTTGGGATCGGCGTATGTTGCTCGGAGCATCAATGCTGCGGACAACAGAATGGTCAATCTTTTTCCTGAGATTGTCCCAGAAGCTGGTAAAGAACCCGCCTTTCTGAACAGAGCACCAGGGCTTCGCTTACTCACTACTGCTGGCGACGGTCCCGTTCGGGGACTGTGGACGTATGGCGGTATTGCCTACGTTGTCAGCGGTGACAAACTCTACTCAATGGCTGGGTTTGGAACGCCGGTTGTTATCGGTACGGTGTCTGGCACAGGTCCGGTCAGCATGGCTGACAACGGAACCCAACTGTTCATTGCTTGCGGTGGGCCAAGCTACATCTACAACAACAGCACAGGCGGATTTGGTCCAATCACCGATCCAGACTTCCCCGGCGCGTTGACTGTTGGCTACCTTGACGGGTACTTTGTTTTTATTGAACCCAACAGCCAGAAAGTCTGGGTAACCAGTTTGCTGGACGGCACTTCAATTGACCCGTTAGAGTTCGCCAGCGCAGAAGGTAGCCCTGATAATCTGGTTAGCATGATTGTTGACCACCGCGAAGCGTGGTTGTTTGGGACAAACTCGGTCGAAGTCTTCTACGACGCTGGCAACGCAGACTTCCCGCTGCAACGCATCCAAGGCGCGTATAACGAGATCGGTTGCGCTGCAACATTCTCGGTCGCCAAGTTAGACAACGGGTTGTTCTGGTTGGGGGCAGATGCTCGCGGTCAGGGGATCGTTTACCGTTCGCAAGGTTATTCGGGCCAGCGAATCAGCACCCATGCGATTGAATACGCAATCGCTCAGTACGGCAACATCAGCGATGCGATTGCCTATACCTACCAGCAGGAAGGCCACTCTTTTTACGTCCTGACGTTCCCATCGGCTGATAAAACGTGGGTGTACGATGTATCTACACAAGCGTGGCATGAGCGGGCTGGCTTTGATAACGGCAACTTTACGCGGCATCGCAGCAACTGCCAGATGGCGTACAACAGCGAAGTGGTTGTTGGCGATTACGCTAATGGCAACTTGTACGCTTTTGACCTAGACGTTTACGCTGACAACGGCAGTGTCCAGAAATGGTTGCGTTCTTGGCGAGCGCTGCCAACCGGCCAGAACAATCTAACCCGCACCGCGCATCACAGTCTGCAACTAGACTGCGAGTCCGGTGTTGGTATTAGCGGGTCAGATTATACGGACCCAACCTTTTTGATTACCGAAAGCGGGTTGTACTTAACGACCGAATCTGGTGATTTCTTGATTTCTTACGAAGGTAGCGCCACGGTTGGAGTTGAACCTCGGGCAATGCTGCGCTGGTCGGATGATGGCGGTCACACTTGGTCAAACGAGCATTGGTCAGTCATGGGCAAGATCGGCGTTTACCAGCAGCGCGTATTTTGGCGGCGGCTCGGTATGACACTCAAACTGCGTGATCGAGTGTACGAGGTATCTGGTACAGATCCGGTCAAGATTGCCATCATGGGCGCTGAACTGCACTTGAGCGGGACAAATGCGTAATGGCTGTTAGCAATAACATCACTACGATTCCGGCCTCTCGGGTTCCGTTAACAGACGAACGAACCAAGCTAATCTCGCGTGAATGGTATCGGTTTTTTAACAACCAATACACCAAGACCAACCAAAGCGCCAATGCGGTCACGCCTGGCGACTACGGCGCGATTGGCAACGGACTGGTTGATGACTCGGCCAGCATTCAGGCAGCGCTTGATTCCGGGTTTGATGTTTACCTGCCGCCTGGGAACGTCTACGCAATTGGCACAACGCTTACGATGTCCACGCCCAACCAGTCGTTTGGTGGGCCGGGTGTCTTGCGGATTGTTGGCGCAATTAACGGGCTAGAATTGATCTCGCCAACCGCCACGATTGTGACGGGCATTCAGTTGGATTTGACGTTTAACTCGCCAACGCAAACTTCGGGTTGGGCGGTCTACATCAACAACAGTAGCCGCGTCAAAATCAACAAGCTAAACATCATCAGCGGTTTCGGCGGGTTGTACGTCCAGCAGGCCAACTGGGTGGTTGTGGACTTTATGTGGGCTTCGCTCTCAGGCCCCGGCGTCAAATGGTACGGCAACGACTCCACTCGATCTGATCTGTTGATCCTCAATGCCGTTGTGGTGGATACGGGCGACGCCTACTACGGCATGGATTGGGACGGTAACTGTCACAGTTTGACGGTTAAGTACTTGGGCATTGTCGGCGGCAAGGGCATGATCATCCGTAATACCGGAGGATCTACAACCTTTCCCGCTATCGGGAGAATCGGTCAGGTGGAAGTGGACTACTCCACCGGCATCGGCGTTGAGATTCAGGCCGGTTTGGACTATGACTTTGTAATGCCCTACGTTCTCGGCGCGGCGTCTGACGGGTTCCGAATTGCTGCGGCAATTAACGCTTACGAAGTGCGGATTACGGGCGGCAAGTCTATCGGCAACGGTGGCTACGGCATTAACAACTTGGGTGGCGTGTTGCTGTACGCGGGCGATACGTCGCTGTACTCCAACGGCTTAGGAGAAACAAACGGATCAGTCTGGAGCAAGACGCCGCGTCAGGCGATTGATGACGATTACTATCTGACGGTCAGTAGCGGTTCGCCATTACTTGTTTTTGCGCCCACTGACTACCTTTCTTACGACAGAACCGCTAATCAGTACAACTTCCAAATTGCGGGCAACGGCATTTTCAATATGTCGGCTACTGCGGTTCAATCGTACAAACCAATTCGTATCCAAGGCTCAACATCTGGGTATGTTGGTTTGACTGTTCCAGCGGTAGCTGGCGGCACAACGTACACTTTTCCCTCTTCCCCAACTAACGGGTACTTTCTTCAGACAGACGGGTCTGGAATTTTATCGTGGGCGGCGGCAACTAGCGGCGGCGTTACCAGCGTTAGCGCAACCAGTCCGGTTAACTCTTCTGGCGGCACAACACCAAATATTACTGTAAACGCAACCAGCGCCAACACCCCGCTGTATCTTGTGCAGCGCAACAGTTCTGGAGACTTTAGCGGGAACTACATTACTGCTACTGGGTTTTACGCTGACGCGACCTACTATATGCAGATGTCTGGGGCCAACCCAAATCTGGTGTTTGACACTAATGATTATTTAGCCTACGACCGGACTAACAACAGCTACAACTTTCAAATTGCTGGCAACGGGATTTTTAAGGTAACCCCAACTTATGCCCAATCGCTCCAGCCTTTTGTCTTACCTCAGTACACGGTGGCAACGCTTCCAACGGGCATTCAGGGAGCAACTGCTTACGTTACAGACGCCTCCGCTCCTGCGTATAATACAACCGTTGCCGGAGGCGGCTCCTCCGTTGTCCGTGTCTTCTTTGACGGTACTTCGTGGAAAACCTGACATGACCACCTACATCTCGCCCCAACCGAAACTGCAATTTCTGGACAACAACGGTGTACCGTTGTCGGGCGGTAAGGTTTACACCTACGCAGCCGGAACCACCACGCCGCTGACCACCTACACGGATTACACCGGCAACACGGCAAACTCCAACCCGGTCATTCTGGATAGTCGCGGTGAATGCAGCATCTGGTTGGGTACGTCTTCGTACAAGTTTAAACTCACCACATCCACGGACGTTGAAGTCTGGACCGTTGACAACATCTCGGTCCTGACCAGTTCTGCCAACATCACCTTTATTGAGTCTGGCACAGGCGCGGTTACTGAAACGGTTCAGGCCAAACTGCGCTTGGGTTATGTCTACCCCGAAGATTTTGGCGCTGCCGGTGATGGCACGACCAACGACACCACCGCGCTACAGAACGCAATCAATACCGGGCGTGACGTTTATCTTGCTGCTGGCAAAACCTATCTGCACACCGTTGCGCTATCGGTCACGACCAATTACCAATGGGTTGGTGGCCCCGGCATCCTGAAGACTTCCGGCGCAATTAACAGCGTCAGCGTTGGCGGGGGCAGCATCGGCGTCAAGTTGTCGCTTAACTTTAACTCACCCGGCCAAACCAGCGGTTACGCAATTTACATCAGCAACGCCAGCCGAGTGACAATTGAGCGGGCGTATCTGTACGATGCGTTTGGGGCGCTGTACGTTGAACAGGCCAACACCGTTCAGTTGGAATGGATGTGGGGTATCCTGCGCGGCCCAGGCATCAAATGGTATGGCGACGCTGCCAAGCGGTCGGACATCCTGTCGATTAACTTCTGTGTGCTTGATCCCGGCCCTAACTACTATGGATTTGAATGGGACGGCAACTGTAATAGCCTGAACGTCAAGTACATGGGTTTGGTGTGCGGAGCCAGCAGCAGCACACAATCCAGCTACGGGTTCATCATCCAGAACACAGTGGGCGGCTACAAATCGTCCACGGTCGGAACGATCTCTGGCACGGCGATGAACCTCAGTACGTCGCCCGCCAATCCGATTCTGGTGGGAATGGTTGTGACGGGTGCTGGCGTTGCGGCCAATACTACGGTTACCGGCGTTACCAACCCAACGACGTACACCGTTTCTCCTAGCCAAACGGTCGGCACTACGCTTACCACGACCCCCGCGTTTTACCCGGCAATCGGTCGGATTGGTCAGGTTGAGATTGACTACGCTAAAGGAGCGGCAATTCAAGTCTTGGTCGGCGTGGACTACGATTTTGTCATGCCTTACGTCACCGGCTCGGTCAGCGACGGAATGTACGTTTCGTCCACAATTGACAGCTACAACGTGCGCGTGACGGGTGGTAAGTTTATTGGTAATGGAGGCTACGGCATCAACAACACGACCGCTGGTCCGTTGCTTTTTGCTGGTGACACGCAACTGACTGACAACACTAGCGGGCAAACCAACGGCAGCGTTTGGAACTTGTCGCCTCGCCAAGCGGTAGATGAGTATTTCTATCTCGACGTTGGCGGTGACAAGTCGCTTGCCAGCGGTATTGCTCAAGTCAACTTCGCGCCTACTGATTACATTTCGTACGCCAGAAGCACCAACTTGATGGACTTCTTGATCGGCGGCACAAGCATCTTTCAGATTGGCGCAACTTCGGCCAACGCCCTCGCGCCGCTCAAACTTAAAACCTACACCGTTGCTACGCTGCCATCCAGCCCTGTTTTAGGCTGGACTGCGATGGTCACGGACGCTAACGCCACGACGTTCGCCAGCACCGTCGCTGGTGGTGGAAGTAATAACGTTCCCGTGTACTATGATGGCACGAACTGGAGGATCGGATGATCCAGCACTTTTTCGGCCCCGGCGTCTACGCCAAAGAATCACGCATCCCGGCGGGTCATGTGTTGGTTCAACACGCCCACAAGTATGACCATCTTTCTATTTTGGCTAGCGGGTCTGTAGAAGTTGTGGTTGATGGAAAAACATCGGTTGTCAACGCCCCCGCGTGTTTTACTATTGAAGCCAACAAGCACCATGGTGTTAAGACTCTGACCGACGCGGTTTGGTACTGCATACACGCGACAAATTGCACAGACGAAAACGAAATTGATGACACGCTGATCCAACCAGCAAACATGACAGAGTTTGCAAATGTGATGCAGATTCTGGAAAAGGAGTATTGAGATGCCTTGGATGATAGCTGCGGCCACCGTTGCGTCGGCGGTTATGGGGTCTAGATCGGCCAGCAAAGCCGCCGATGTACAAGCGCAAGCAACTCAATCCGCGCAAGATGCTCAAGAACGGATGTTCAACAAACAAGTTGAACTGCAAGAACCGTTTCGACAAGCTGGCGTTGGGGCGCTAAACAAACTGGTTTCTCTTAGTGATTACACCAAGTTTGGACAAGATCAGTTTCAGCAAGATCCTGGGTACGCGTTTCGGCTGTCCGAAGGTATGAAAGCACTTGACCGCACCGCTGCTGCTCGCGGCGGTTTGTTGTCTGGTGCCGCCCTTAAAGGGGCGACGCGGTACGGTCAAGAGATGGGTTCGCAAGAGTATCAAAACGCTTTTAACCGTTACCAAGCAGAACGGGCGGCGCAACTTAACCCGCTGCAATCGTTGGCCGGTGTTGGTCAAACTTCTGCCAACACGCTGACCGGAGCGGCGGGCGCGTTTGGCGCACAGACAGGTCAAAACTTACAAGATGTCGCAAGCGCCCGCGCTTCTGGGTATCTGGGTGGGGCAAACGCGTTGTCCAGTGCTCTTGGTCAAGGCGGGCAAATGTATCAGTACAACCAACGCACAAATGCGTTGTCAGATATGTATGGTCGCGGTGGAAGCAACGCCGCGCCAATTTACGCGGCTACGCCTAGCTACGCTAGCAATTTGCTACCCGGCGGCGTCGGCAACCCATACTAAGAGTCAATCATGGCACTTCGACCTCTTGACCCAGCAATCGTCAACGCTTACCAAGCGCCCAAGTTTAATATGCCAGATCCTTTGCAGGATGTGGCGGCGCTTGAGCAGATCAAGTCTGGACGTGTTGCTCGCCAAATCCATGAGCAACAACTAGCCCAACTTCAGCAAGATCGTCTTGCGTTGGACGAAATGCAAAAGCGCATCACTGAAGCAGGTGGACCGTCGAACTTAAAGTCGGCGTTCACCGAGATGATCAATTCCAAACTGCCAGAATACGCAAAAATTGGATACGCTGGTCTTCAAAAGATTAAAGAACAAGAAGATTTTCAGTCTTTAATTAGCCCAAAAGCACCTGAAGCACCGCCAAGCCCGGCGGTATCAACCGCGCCGATTACCGGTCAAGCAATATCAATGCGTCCTGTCAACGCTCCTTACAATGCGTTGGCTACTCCTGAAACTGACAGAGCAAACCAGTTGGCTACAATGGCTGCGCCACAACCCGCACCAAGTTTGCCAACTAATATGCTGGCATCTGATTCTGATCAAATAAATCGTCAGATTCAAGGTGCTTATCTTTTGGGTACGCCGCCAGCGCTGGCTTATGCAAAAGCATTAGAAGCGCGTAGAGATGAAGCCAATAAAAATGTAGTTGTTTCTCCTGGATCAAGTGTATTTCAAGGCGGCAAAGAAGTTTATAGAGCGCCGGAAAAATCTGCTGAACAACCAACTTTGGTTAAAGAATTTCTTTTTGCAAAAAGTCCTGAAGGTGGAAATTTCAAAGGAACCATTCAAGATTTTCGGCTTGCTATGGCTGCTGCTGGTCGAACTCCGGCGCAACCTCTGGCTCCTGTTTCCACTTTTGACCAAACACTTGGACAAAATGTTTACGCTACCAGAGAAGAAATTCTTAAAAATCCAAAAAGATATTTGCCTCCAAGCGAAAAACCTGAGCAAATTAAAGCTGGTGAATTGCGTGATGAGTTTAACGCTCTAACTAAAGACTTCAGAGCTGTACAAGACGCTCACACCAAGATCACCACAACAGCGCCAACTGGCGCTGGTGATATGTCGTTGCTTTACAACTACGTCAAGCTTCTTGACCCAACATCTGTTGTGCGTGAAAGCGAATTTGCTGCTGCTGCTGCGTCTGGATCGTTTGGTGAGCGAGTACAAACCGCTGTCAACAAAGTGATGACTGGTCAGCGTCTTAGCGCAGATCTAAGAAAAGATTTTATTAATGAAGCAAGCAATCTTTACAAGGCTCAAAAAGCTGGCGCAGATCGCATCAAAGATCAATATACAAACATGGCCAAACGCGCCAAGTTGAATCCAGAAGATGTGATTGTTGATTATGCTGCTCCTGCTGCCCCTGTTGCCACAACCACCCCATCAAACATACCCAAAGAAGCAATAGATTTTTTGAAGCAAGGTCGCGGCACAAGAGAGCAATTTGATGCTCAATTTGGCCTAGGGTCTGCAAAAAGAGTTCTGGGGAATTAAATGGCTGAAAATCCGTTTGCCCAATTTGTTAAGCAACCTAATCCTTTTGCTCAGTTTGTCACGCCGTTACCAAGCGCAACACCAGCAGACATCCCCGGCGCAGTCCCTCAACCAGAAGTTGATCAAGGGCCATCTTTTTTTGCAAGAGTAGGCGCGGTTCCGGAAACCGCTGCAAGAATGATCTACGGTGGCTTGACTGGTATAGCCGCAGCGCCGATTGGTTTGGGTAAAGAAATTTTGACTGGTACTCCCAAGGAGCAGACCGCCCGTCAGATTATGGAATTGGGTAGTAACGTACCCATCAGTCCTGCTGCACAAGCAAATCTTCAGACGGTTGGCAATCTAATGCCCAACCTTCCTGCGTTTGTACCTGCTGTTGGTCAAGCAGGCCAAATCGTTCAAGGCGCAAACGCACTTGCTACTCGAGCGACACCAGCGGCACAACGTGCCGTTCAAACGGTGCAAAATGCTTTGACGCGAACGCCAGAAACACAAGCAACCCAACCGTCTACTTTCCCTGCTGCGTTGCCCATTTCTCCTGCTGTTCCTGTTGCAAGCGTTGGCGCTCAACGGGCTAAAAACAATCCGTTTTCTGGTATTACCGGGGAAGAAACTGCTCGAGGCAATTTCCCTTCGGTCAAACAATCAAAAACGGCAGCAGATGTTGCAGTTCCAGAACAAGAAACAAGAGCAACGATTGCCGCAGAAATTCTTGGGGATGTTAACCGTATTCGCCCTGGCGTTTTGACTGGTAACGAAAACACGTTACGTACAGAATACACAGAAGCCAAGATGCCGCAACCAACACCAAGTGGTGAGTTGCTCAAGCGTCAGTTGGCTGACGAGCAAACTGCTTTAAGTCGTTATGCCCAACAACGTGTTCAAAATAGTGGGGCCAGCCCTACTCTTATGAATCCTTATGAGCGTGGCGAAAGAATTAACAGCGCGTTGTTCCCGACAAACCCAATTGAAGAACCATATCAAGGTTTGACTGGCGCGTTTAACTTAGAAAAGCGTAATCTGTACAACGAAGTAAAGTCAAAAGTTGGTTCCAACCCAATTGAGTCTACTCACGTTTCAGACCTGCTTAAAGACCAACAATTTAGGGCTGGCCTTGGGCTAAAAGGAAACGAAGGCGTAGCTTCCAGCGCAGAAAAACTGATCAACTTGGCAAGAACAACTGGTTTTAGAGATGAAGCTGACGTTACGCACGCGCCAAATACAGTTGACGCTTGGGTTGCCGTGCAAAAAGCATTGAACAAAAACTGGACTCCAGACAACGCTGGAGTAATTAAAAGAATCAACGAGGCTATTGAAAAGGACATTGGTGCTGCTGGCGGCATTGAATTACTCAAAAAAGCAGACTCCCTGCATCGAGTACAAAAAACTTTGCTTGAGTCAAAAGGTATTAAAGATCTGTTTGGTTCAGTTGATCCAAATGGCGTGCAGACTGGCGTGGATTTTGAAAGAATTCCGCAACGCATGAACAGTATGCCGTTTGACCAATGGCGGCACATTTACGATCTGGTTGACTCGGTTGCTAATGGAAAAATTCCTAAATCACCAGATTTTGTTGTCAGTCCAGAACTTCAACAAGCCGCTTCCTCTGCTAGAGCGGAAATCAAAGGCAACATTGCAAGGGAAATTTACGAGTCTGGATCAAAACGGGCTGGCGTATGGAACGCTGAAGACGCCAACAAAACAATGAACGCTCGAGATCAAAAAATCAGACACGCTTTTGATCCTGATGAACAACGGGCGTTTCACGTTCTCAATTACGGTGGCTACTTGATGCCTGGTTCTCATGCTTATGAAGGTGCTGCACTTCAAAAACAACGTCTGGGTGGAATTGTTGGTTCGTTGCCTACGGCTGGTCAAGAAGCTGGTGCGCTTATACCAATCCCAGGCGCTTCCACGGCAGGTCGTTTTTTGGGAACCAAGGCCCAAGAATTTCTTGGTGGAAGAAACGAACTGAAACGAGCGCAAGAACTTGAAGCGCAAATGACTCAAAATGCTTTGATTGGGCAAAGACGCAGGAATCCATAATGGTTACTCTCACCGAAGTTGATCACAAAATTGACGCCCACGTTGACATCTGCGCGGTCCGGTACGAAGGTATCGAAAAGGAAACGCGAGGCATCCACGCTAGGATCAAGCGTCTTGAGCAGATATTGATCACGGGCGGTGGGGCGATCATTATGATGCTGCTGTCCATCATCGTCAAAGGTCACTAAACTTTCACCGTCTGTTCATAAGATACGGTTTCCCGCCACCTTTTTTGGACACTGACATGAAAGACGCAATTATTGACGCAATTGATGGATCTGAACCAGTTGACGCTCTGCAAGCACTTTTTGCTGTTGCCTACGCGGTTGCAGCAGAAAGCGGTGTTAGCCGGTTTACCTTGACCGAAATGTTTTCGTCTGTGGTTGATGCACATTTTCAAATTGCTGACGCTGCTGAAGAACTTGTCATTATTGACGAACAAACTGAAGAGTAATCTGCTAGCAACACAACCGTGGTATCTGGTGGGTTCGTTCCAAAAGGATGAATAATGTCACCAGTACCACGGTTAACAGACAAAGAGTTTTTAGATTTGTGGGAGCAACACCGATCACCTTCAGTAATAGCGCAACTCACCGGATTGTCTGAAAGACGAATCCACAGCAAACGAAGAGCGCTTGAGGGCAAACTCAAGATACAACTTGATGCCACTGGCGCACAATCGCACATTCAAAAATCTAGGCACAAGGCTGGCCTGACTGACGGCATAGCGCTAGTCTTCTCTGACGCTCACTTCTGGCCTGGGATCAGAACTACCGCGTTTAAGGGCTTGTTGTGGGCCATTAATGAACTTAAGCCGCACGTTATTATTAACAACGGCGACGCCTTCGATGGAAGCGCGATCAGCAGGCACCCTAGAATCGGTTGGGCGAATGTGCCAAACGTTAAGCAAGAACTCGACGCTTGCCAATCAGCGTTGAAAGAAATTGAAGACGCCTGCGAAAAGGCCCGTCATCACACGCAATTGATCTGGCCGTTGGGTAACCACGACACGCGGTTCGAGTCGCGCTTGTCACAGGCCGCGCCTCAGTTTGAAGGCGTCGGCGGTACCGCGTTAAAGGATCACTTCCCTAAATGGAAAACCTGTTGGACTTGCTGGTTGTCAGATGACGTAGTGGTCAAGCACCGCTACAAGTCTGGCATCCACGCCACGCACCAGAACACTGTTTCCGCTGGTACGACCATTGTGACCGGTCACTTGCATAGCCTCAAGGTTACGCCATTCGGGGACTATAATGGCACCCGTTGGGGTGTAGATACGGGTACACTCGCGGAAATAGACGGGCCGCAGTTCATGGACTATCTGGAAGACGGCCCGGTCAACTGGCGCTCTGGGTTCGCGGTTCTGACCATGCAGAATGGTAAGTTACTCTGGCCTGAGTTGGTCAGCAAACATTCGGAAGGTGTTATAGACTTCCGTGGATCACTGATAGATGTGAGCAAACTATGACTGAAAAATTAGAAGCCAAGTCGCAACTAATTGAGAAGACCGCGTTTGCGGTCTTGCCGATCCTGTTTACTTGCGTTGTTTACTTGATGTCTGCGCTCGATAAGTTGACGCATGAGGTTACTGTACTTAACGCAAAGATTTCTCTTGTTGTCACAAGCGACAACAAGCAAGCCGTGAACTCCGGAGCGGAACTTGCGCGGGAAAAATTGCGTCAGGAACTTGAGAAAGAAATCCAGCACAACCGCGACATGATAAATGAAAACCAAAAGCGCATTAGCATTATTGAAGACCGGATGGCGAGAAAATAATGGCTGACTTCAACGCCGCTTTTGTAAAAATGATCCACGACGAAGGTGGGTTCCAACTAACAGACATACCGGGCGACCGGGGAGGAATGACCTATGCTGGCATCGCTCGCAACCCAAATCCGCAATGGCCCGGCTGGAATTTGGTTGACCGTAAGGAATTCGGTGGACCGCTTACTGATATGGTGCGGGAATTTTATCGCCAACATTTTTGGAACGTGGTTAGAGGCGATGAAATTAAAGAGCAAACTATCGCGGAAAACATCTTCAACTTCGGCGTCAACACAGGCACCTCAGTAGCGATCAAGCTGGCCCAGGTCATTGTAGGAGCAACACCAGATGGCGGTATCGGTCCTAAAACTGTTGAACTCCTTAACCAATGCGCGCCGGAGAAGTTCGTTTCTTTTTACGCAGTTGCCAAAATCCAGCGCTACGCTAACATCTGCAACAAGGATCGAAGCCAGTCCAAGTTCCTCCTCGGTTGGATCAACCGCACCCTTGCAGGACTCAAGTAATGGACTTAATCGGGATAGGGAGCATCATTGAAGGCGTGGGTAAGGTTGCCGGTGACCTCATTACCACCGATAAAGAACGGCTCCAGATGGCACTCGAGGAACGGAAACTCGATCTGGAGGAAAAGAAGATTGACCAAGCCACAGACCTGGCCCAAGTCGAAATTAACAAGATTGAAGCTGGAAGCGCTAGCGTATTTGTCGCTGGCTGGCGTCCTGCTGTTGGTTGGGTTGGGGTTGCTGGTCTGGCTTACCAGTTCTTAGGCTATCCCCTGATGCAGTGGATCTGGGCGTTTGGGCAGGGCGTTGACCTTATACCTAAAGGTCTAGCCCCGCCGCCGGATCTGCAAACGGATCAACTTATGGTGCTACTGTCGGGCCTGTTGGGATTCGGCGGTATGAGATCCTTTGAGAAGAGCAAAGGAGTCGCTGCGAAGTAGACAGCGGTACGCTTCAATCGCGGTCTTGAGGTCGGCGTTTAGCGCTTCGATCTCAACGTTGAGCAGGTTGATTCGCTCAGTGGCTTCTTTGGCAAACTGAACTAGGTTCTCATAGCGCCATGTTTCAAAGTTGGTCATGCGATTCCTCAAGAAGTTTGATTGAATGTTCCAGAAAATGTTCCTTCGGCAAATTTCTGAGGAAATATACCGAGTCAGATTCGTTCCTAAACTGATGAGGACGATCTGGGCCTTGGATTGCGGTGTACGCCCACAGTTCGCCTTTTGGCGTTGTGACCATCCGGCGGTCAATAACGCCCTTTTCGTACATCCGGCTTAACTGACCAATCAACGTTCTTCGATTAAGCCGTGGAAACGGCATCTCCGGCATTGTACATTCGCCGTGGGATATTAAAAATTGAATTACTTCGTTGCTCATCTGATCACCTTTTCAATCAGGTTGCGGGCCAACGGAGTCTGCCCAAGAAGCCAGCCTTGAAAACGGCCCATGTCCCAGGTGATGACCCGAAACTGATTTGGCTTTTGATAGCCGGTTGAGATCTGGGACTTGTCCCAATCTTTCACGATCTTTCCTTTTACAATCATGTTTACCTCAGAATGGTGCGTCCGGTACGCTGGACAAATCCAGCTTGGGTTTGCGTGGGCGTTTCTGGACTATGTGCGAATACGATGGTTTATCCCACACCCACCGCACAACTCGCCCTTCATCGTCAAGAATTCCGTACTTCATGCATTCTTCTCCTGCAAAATTTCTTCCAGCATGGCGACAAACTTGTAGATGTCGCCTTCAAAAACATGGATGCCAGTCTGTACAACGCACCGATGAATCTCATCTTTGGTTAGACCAACCCACTGTTTGGGCATCTCTTGTACTGAATAATTTTTCAAGTGTTTTTCTCCCTTAATTTTTTTTCAATCGCATCAGTCAGTTCAGCAAACCACTCAGTCGGTGGGTTGCCAAAATTCTTTCGAAGTTCATCCCATTCTTCGTCGCTCAGGTATTCCCACGGCAACGGGTTTCTTTGTGGGTGCATTTTTGAATCCGCTTGGTCTAGATCTGGCAAAACAGGTGGCGCACTTCCAACGAAAATGCCCGCCCTTGGCTGTTGGTACTTTTACAGTGCCAAGATTGACTTGACACTGCTGACACGTTGGAGTCATTCGCGGGCTGGGCAGTTGCGCCCTTCGTTGCATTCATGATTGCAGCAAATTTGCTTGGCAGCGTACCAACCTGCGTTCCACGCTTTCCACATATTTTCTTCAATTGGGTTGTAACTGCCCGCTGGTGATTTGTTTCCTTGAAAAACAGACCACCAGTCTCGCCATAGTTTGTTCTTGTCGTTCACAGTCTTGCCCTCAAAACAATTTCAAGGTCACCAATCGTAATGCTGCGCGACCTGCCTTTGAAGATCGCATCTTCAATCCACGGACGCCGCCACATACACTTGAACTCAGGCTTGGCTCGAGAGTTCATCAGTTCGTCCGTGGAATACGTCACGCCGCCCAACCCAACCCACTCATGGGCGCGGATGTAGTGCGGCACAATAATCTGGTTGGTGTTAGGGATACGAAACACGGGTTCTAGTTCATAGTCTGTGTTTCGTTGCCCAAGTTCAACAACGCTAAAGTTGACCTTGTATTTTGGGTTCTGTCTTTTTGTCATTTCTGCTCTCCAATTTTGGTTCTGGCATCGTCAAATCCGTACCCCACAATGACCCGATGCCCGCAGCCTTGTAGGTATTCAATCCAGTCTTTTTGTTCTGGTCGTATCACACCTCCTTTTTGACGTTTCATCTCAATCCACAACCCCCAAGCCGGGACAAACAAGTCTGGGACCCCGGCGCTAACGCCTTCAGCCTTCAACCTATTTGCCACGCTAATGCTGCGCTTTTCCCCGTTGGGTATCGCAAAAATACGCACGTCTGGGTAAGTCTGTCGAAACCAGCGCACCAGTTCACGTTGCTCTTCATGTTCGGTTGGCATCACCATTTGCGCTTTACCACTCGAAAGAATTTTCCATCGCGCTTATACTCAATGGATACTGGGGGAAACCCTTGGTTCATCTGCGCCGCCACATAATCAATCGCGTCCGAGTCGGTGACATCGTTGATCTGGTTCAAAACGGACTGCGCTTTGTTGGCGATGTAGTACAAAGTACCCAACGCTTTCTCACCGGCAAACCCCGCGTGGAGCAGCGGCAAATATTCGGTGATCGGCGGGTCGCTCAAACCACCGTAGTACGTTACTGACACCATCAGTTTCCCACTAGCCTGGCTAACGTGACGCCGCCAAGACCAGTCGCTGACCGACATCTCGGTTCCTTGATCGCCCATGATGTCATCGTTGTGCAGCTTCAACTTTTTGGGTTCTGGCGCAGGAAATTCCTCGCCACAAGCGCTGCATACTCGGGCCGCAAGAGCGCACAACTCACCGCAATGATCACAAACCTTGACCGGAGCAACACCGTCGCCTGTGCCTCCCTTTTTGGGAGGTTGAACGTTAGTAATCGGGCCATGCGTCGCCACCACCTTGGCAAAATCCAACACCATGCAATGATCTGTGTGGCTTTTGGGGCGCATCCCTCGGCCTGCCATTTGAAGGTACAACCCAGGCGACATTGTTGGGCGCAACATGGCGATCAAGTCAATGTCTGGATAGTCAAACCCGGTTGTCAGAACATTGGCGTTGGTCAGCGCTCGGATCTTGCCAGAACGAAAGTCATTCAAAATAGCTTCGCGTTCTTTCTTGGGCGTGTTGCCGGTTACGCACTTGGCAGGCACTCCCCAATAGTTCAGGATCTCGCAGACGTTTTCGGCGTGAGATACGCCGGTGCAAAAAAACAGCCAGTGCTTCCGGTCTTCAGCCAGCGCTATCACTTCTGAAACCACCCGCACGTTCTGGTCTTTTGTGTTGACCGCCTTCTGCAACTCACCTTCCACAAACTCACCGCCCCTTTTGGCAACGCCTGCGGTATCTAATTTGGTGGTCGTCACCTTGGAGCGCAGCGGGGCAAGATGCTTTTTAAAGATCAACTCTTCAATGGTCACAGGCTCAATCAGCGCATCAAAGATTGCTGGATCATCCGTGATCATGCCGTGACCCAAACGGTACGGGGTGGCTGTCAGGCCAACAACCCGCAGGTTTGGATTGATCAGTTTCAGTTTGCTCAGTAGGTTGCGATACCCGCCTGCCTCCTTGTGATTGACCAGATGCGCTTCGTCAATGATCACCAGATCAACGTGGTCAATCTGCGCTGCCTTGTTACGCACAGACTGAATGCCTGCAAACGTAATGGGCTGGTGCAGTTCACGCCGCCCTATCCCTGCGCTGTAGATCCCAAGCGGTGCGTCCGGCCAATGTGTGTACATCTTCTCGGCGTTCTGCTCAATCAACTCCTTTACATGGGTAAGCATCAACACCCGCGTTTCCGGCCACTTGGTAATCGCATCCTCACAAAGCGCAGCAACAATGTGGCTTTTGCCTGATCCGGTTGGCAACACCAGACAAGGGTTGCCTTCGTAGCCCGCCAAAAACCAGTTGTAGAGATCGTCTATGGCGCGTTGCTGGTAATCACGCAGGATCATCCCGTCACCCGCCCACCAAAAGCCTTACGCAACTCAGCCATGTTTTCGTCAGCCTCAGCACAAGCATCAGCGTTGGCAACCAATTCTTTGGACCCAAACACACCATCACCTGGCTCGCCGTTCACCACTTCTTTGCCTTTGATGACGTAGATGGTCTGCCATTGGTCACCGGCTTCTTTACGTTGCCACGGGACCATATCGGGATGCAGAACATGACTGTCGCAACCCTCACGTTGCCATTCCACAGGGATCTCGTTACCCGCGTGGCGCTCACAGATCCACTTGGAATCTTCGGTCGCAGTGCTATGAGCACAGGTTCGGCAGTTGACCTCCTTAGTCAGTCGGTCGCCGTGACAGAACTCATGCGCGGGGCACCACTTGCACTGATACCAACTAGGGTCAACGCTCAGTGGCTCCGGCATCCGGTCTGACAACGCAATACGCTTGCCTCTGGCTATTGCGTTTTCGGCAACGCCTTTGTCGTACTCCACCCGCTCGGTGTAGATGCGGTCGTCATCCTTGCAGATAGCAACATAAAGAGCGCGATCAATACCAGTGCCATGCATATAAGACTGCATTTGCACAAAGTGATCAAATTTTGCACGCTCCACACCTTTGTCTTCGACTTGTTCAAACGATTTCTTGTTGTGGGTCTTGTATTCGCATACGTGTTTCTTTGATGGCGCTCCCGGCACCCCAGATAATGCGATGTCATCTATGCTCCCGCTGATGTGGCAACCAAAGTCCACGCGCTCCTGCGCGGCCCCTGGCTTGAACTGGACACCGATGGCCTGTAGATCAGCCTTGATCGTGGCTTCTTCGTTCTGACCACGGCGAAAGATCCGTAAGGTGCGACCTTCAAACTTGGATGCCACGGCCCATCGAAACGACAACCACAACCAACGGTCACAACCATGACCAAGTTGGCTTGCCCCAAGATGCGCCCTAGGTTTGTCAGGCTTTGACGCATGGTATTGGTCAATTTGTTCAGCAATGCTATATTGGGCGTCAGGAATTTTCACGCTGTCTGTCTCCTCTCCTTAGTTTGGGATTTGCCCCGGCGCAATACCGGGGCATTTTTTTGCCTGTTTACTTTTTGATCCAAGGCGGCGAAGCCTTGACATTGGTAGTGGCGGCAGCAGGTTTCGGTGCAGGCGCAGACCCACCGTGCATGGCACGGAACGCCTTAACTTCGTTGCTGTTGCCGTACTGCTCGGAGATCCGAATGTCCAACTTGATCGACAAGTTGCCGCCGATCATCTGATCCGTATCCTTCAAGCTGGTCAGGCCAATCGCCCGCATGATCTCGCCCAACTGCTGCCGCCCAATCTCCTCGGCCTTCGGATTTGGGTTGCGAACATTCAAGTTGCCAAACACCACGCGCCCTTGGTGGGTTGGGCCGTTAATGTCGTAGCGCACCTTGATGTATTTACCAGTACCCATCTTCGTCGCCATGATCTCAGCGTTTGTGATTGTTGCGTCATACCAGCCAGCAGGCAGCGGCTCAAAGTTACGGTCGGACACCGGCAAAGCGGCAACGTCAAAGGTTTCATCTAACAACATTTCAATCTTTCCTTGTGATTGTGAACGAGGGACGCCCTGCCTTGGCGGTGATCGCCTTGGACAAAGGTTTGGTAATTGACTGGTCTGCGGATTTCCAGGCAGTCATGTTGATTTCAGGTTTCCAACGAAACAGCGCAGAGATTTGTGTCTCCAACCCTTCTTCGTCAGCGATGGCGATTAGTTTCTCTGCGTTGACGGTCCGGTTGATGCGGCCTTCGATCTTGATCGCGTAGGGAGAACCCGCCGCAGTCACGTTTTCAGTGCCTTCAAAAGTTTCAGGAAAGTTCAACCGGCAGGCAATCTGGTCTTCGATCTCGCGGCGCTTTTCCACCGCGATCTTCTCCGTTTCCTTGTGAGCAATCCAGCGGTCGGCCAGATCATCGATAGTGATGTCATCAAATACGCTTGTCATTGCTCCTCCAAGTCTAGTTTTGCTTCGATCATTTCTTCGGCGTACTCATATGCCAAATTTGAAAGCCATTTGGTTGGTTCTTCTTTTTTCCATTCCTGCCTGTGATCGCGAGAAATCAACCCAATCAACGCAGCAGCGGCAAAGAAATCCAAAGAAGTAATGGTTTTGGGGTACTTCATGTTTCACCTCCAATCTTCTTGATGATTTCGCCCAAGTCAGCGTCTTCCCAAACCTCCAACTTGCCCGACCTATCCTTGGCAAGCCACAGGCCATCCCCGTCAGTCAGTAGTGCGCGGCGAGTGTTGCCCTCCGAATCCTTCTCAACCCGCAGGGCTAACACTTCGTCAAAGAAGTATGGGAGGCTTTGGCCGGTTTTGTTCCCCGGCATAGACGGAGCGTACAAAACCCGCCCCATCTCGTCCTGCGTCTTCTCAAGCTTTGCACTCATGTAAACGTGCTTGCCGGGCAAGTCCCGAAAGCCGCGAATGATGTCGGCCATCTGTTCCTGCATAGCCCCATAAGCGGCGCGTGGGTCTTTGTTGACCTTTTTCTCAAAATTAAGCACCACCTCGGCGATCTCCGAAATACTGTCTAGCGCAACCGATTGAAACTCCTTCGCCTCGGCGCTGCCGTTGAGCCACTGGTACGCCTCGCGCAAGTCCTGCATTGAGGTGATCTCGATGAAGGGCAAGTTGGTATCGGCGATGCTTAACAAACCACCCTCGGCGCTTAGAATCACCGGCGTGGGCAACGTCGGGATCAAGCTGGTCTTGCCGGCACCGGCTTGACCGTAAACGAGAAGTTTCACCGCCTGCGCGGTGGCTTCCTTGGTGCGTTTAAGTTGAATAGCCATCAGATGCCTCCTGACAGGGCAAAGAACAAGCAAGCGCCAGCGGCAACGCCAACCAGCAATGCAACCAACGCGGTGACCCAAAGCGGGTCTTGGTAGTCTTTATCGTCCATCTCTAACTCCTTGGTGTCTGCACATTCGGGCCATCCGTTCGTGCAGTGTTTGCAAGACTACGCAGTTCTCCGTAAGATGTCAACACCAGATTTCATCCGGAGTGGAAAAAAAGTGACAACAGACGAAGCGGTGCAGTTTTTCGGCGGGCTGAAGAAGCTAGCCGACGCCTTGGGGGTGTGGCCCCAAGTGATATACAAGTGGGGCGAACGACCACCAATGGCACGCCAGTACGAGATACAAGTCAAAACAGAGGGGAAGTTGCGTGCAGATGAGCAAACTTGAAGCGGCCCTGCGTTACGCAGAATGGGGCTGGGCGGTGCTGCCCGTAGTGCCCAACGGCAAGATCCCTGCTACCGCCCACGGGGTCAACGACGCCACCATAGACCCAGAACAGATCAAGCGCTGGTGGGCGCAGAACCCAAACCTGAACATCGGTATCGCCTGCGGTGGCGCCAGCGGGATCGTAGTGTTTGACATTGACCCACGCAACGGCGGTGATCAGAATTGGGAACGCTGGGTGTCCGATCACGGGCCGATGCCAGACGGGGCAATGGCTCTGACCGCAGGCGGTGGACAACATTACCTGACGTTGCACGCAGATGGCGTCAGATCGTGCAAGTTAGCAGACGGCATTGACCTTTTGTCGGACGGTCGCTACTTCTTGGTCTACCCGTCTAGCATTGAGGACCGCGCTTACGAATGGGAAGCCTCAAGCGATCCGTTTGATGGTGTAGCACCGGCCAAGATCCCAGACCCGTGGCTTCCCCACTTGGGCCAGCGTAAGGTCGTACCAACTACCAACGGCGATCTGATCCAAGGCAACCGTAACGATGGCTTGACCAGCCTTGCCGGGGCTATGCGCTCGTTCGGCATGACGGAAGCCGAGATTCTGGCCGCGATCAGTGTGGCAAATGAGACACGCTGCGAAATACCATTACCATCTAGTGAGATCAAACAGATCGCTCGGTCCGTCTCACGCTATGAGCCTGACGGGGATGTGGCCGCAAGTACGGCAATCGGTTCAGAGGCCGCAGACGCTCTTTTGGCAGAGCCGCCCACATCAGACTACTTCCTGACCCGCGCAACCTCCTTCTTGGGCCAACCAAGCCCCGTGCCGTGGATTGTGAAGGGTTGGTTGCCAGCATACGCCACAACCATGATGTACGGCGAGTCAGGCGTGGGTAAGACTTTCGTTGCGCTAGACATGGCTTGCTCAATCGCGGCAGGGCTACCTTGGGGCGGTATCAAAACCAAACCCGGAATCGTGGTGTATCTAGCCGGTGAAGGTAACTACGGGATGCGGCAAAGGGTTGCTAGTTGGTGCAAGCGTAACAATCTAACGAGCCTGGACAATCTTTTGATCAGTAACAAGGCGATTGATATGGATGCCGCAGGCGCAGCAACGCAGGTCATCGCAGCAGTCCGGGCATTAACGTCCGAGCCAGTTGCGCTGGTCAACATTGACACCCTGAATAATCATATGAGCGGGGATGAGAATAGCGCCAAAGATACAAGGGCGATGATCAATGCTTGTAACATCGTCTCAATGGCCCTGAGTGCCACAACAATGTTGATCCACCACCTAGGGCACAACAGCGAGGCAAAACAGCGTGCACGAGGTTCTAGCGCGTGGCGCGGGGCATTGGATGCCAGTATTTTGGTTCACGGCAAGACCAATGAGATTACGGTTAGTTGCACCAAGCAAAAAGACGCGCCAGAACCAGCGGATCGCTATGGTTGTCTCAGTCCAGTGGATCTGGGGTGGCAGGATGAGGATGGGTTGCCGCTGCCTGGTGCAGTCTTTGAGATGTTCCAAGAGGGCGATCTGCGTATGCCTACTCCAAAAGAGGATAAGTTGGCAGAGCATAAGATCAACTTGGAGCGGGCGTGGTTCGTTGGCGGGGCCGAAGTCGTCAACAACCAGCCGTACATCGCTCGAGAGGCATTTAAGACGTTTTTGCTTGAGCAGGGTGTCAAAACCACAGTGGTCGATCAGCACCTGAAAGCGTCAGCCAGGACGGGGATGATCGTTAAGGATCTGACCGATGCCAAAATAATAGGCAAGCAGGACAAGGGTTGGGTAGTTTTGGATCGGGAGTTGGGATCTAAACTCATTCTAAAAGTTAGTCCGTAACAACCGTAACACGCCGTAACACGGCGTAACATGTTACGGCGGCAAAGGCGTTTTTACCGTAACGTAACGTAACACACTCTTAGAGTGTTACGGTGTTACGGTACGATGCGGGCCGTTACGGTGATGTAGGATGTCGCATTGAGGAGAAAATCGGTAACATGAAAAAAATTAGTATGAATCCAGCAGATCAGGTGGAAAAGTGGGATATTGAAAAGTTGATCCCCTACGCGAGAAATGCCAGGACGCACTCAGATGAGCAGGTTGGGCAGATCGCTGCTTCGATCCGTGAGTGGGGGTGGACGACACCTGTGCTAGTAGATGAGGATGGAGGGATCATCGCGGGACACGGCAGGACGATGGCAGCAAAACGTCTTGGGATGCGTGAAGTGCCTGTGATGGTTGCTCGAGGATGGAGTGACGAGAAGAAACGAGCCTACGTCCTGGCCGACAACAAGTTGGCTATTAACGCTGGTTGGGACGAGTCAATGTTGGCCCTAGAACTAAAAGAACTGGGCGAGACAGGGTTTGACCTAGATTTGACTGGTTTTTCCTTAGATGAGATCAATGCGCTCACGCCAATCGAGGTGGAACCGGGGCTAACCGATGAGGATGCCGTTCCAGAGGCCCCAGATGAGCCTACAACGCGACTTGGCGACATTTGGATACTAGGACACCACCGACTGATGTGCGGCGATTCTACGTCGATTGACGCGGTTGAGAAATTGATGAATGGATCGCTTGCCGATCTTGTCGTTTCCGATCCTCCTTACGGAGTCAGCTACGCAGATAAAAACAAAAGTTTGAATTCGGTGAACAAGGGGAATCGCAACCAAACTCCAATTAAAAATGATCATCTGAAAGATGGCGCATTGGAAGATTTTTTTCTTGGTGCTTTTTCCGCAATTTTCATTGCAATAAAACCCGGCGCTCCATTTTACATTTTTGCTCCTCAAGGTGGTGAGCAAATGATGATGATGATGATGATGATGCAAAAAGCGAGCCTGCCGGTGCGTCATGAGTTAATTTGGGTAAAAAATAATCACGTTTTAGGAAGGGCTGATTACCATTACAAGCACGAACCTGTTTTGTATGGATGGAAAGAAGGCGCTGGTCATCCGTGGTATGGAGAAAGAAGCAAGTTTAGTATTTGGAATGTAAACAGACCAAATCAATCAAAACTTCATCCAACTATGAAACCTGTTGAATTGTTGGAAATCCCAATTAACAACAGTAGCAAAGGGCAAGACGTTGTGCTCGACCTATTCGGCGGCTCAGGATCTACGCTCATTGCTTGCGAGAAAACAGCACGGCAATGCAGGATGATGGAACTTGACCCCAAGTATTGTGATGTGATAATTAAACGATGGCAGGATTACACAGGCAATCAAGCAATCCATGCAAAAAACTCCAAAACATTCAATGAGTTAGCATCGAATGGAAGTTGAAACGCAACAACAACAAAATCGTCACGGTGGTGCGAGGGAGAATGCGGGACGCCCCCGCTTTGAGCCTACGGACGAAGAACGCAAGCAGGTTGAGGCAATGGCTGGTTATGGCGTTGCTGAAGCGCACATTGCCGCTTTGATTCGCGGCGGGATTGGCGTTTCGACTTTGCGTGAACGGTTTAAGGCGAATCTTGAGCAAGGCCGCGCCAAGGCTCACGCAGGAATCGGCAAGACGCTTTATCAGAAGGCTATGGCTGGCGACGTGGCAAGCCTGATCTGGTGGACGAAGACGCAGATGCGCTGGACCGAAGCACCGCGCCAGATCGAGGTGAGCGGGAATATTTCCATCACCGACGCGCTTGCCCAGGCGCAAGCACGGCTAATCGAGGCTGAGATCGTGGAGATGGACACGCCGCTGCTTGGCGTAACAGATGCCGTTACGGTTGACGTTACGCCTGTTACGGATGCGGTTACGATGGGAACAACGATGGGAACGGGAGTCGAACACCCCGCAAACCCGCATGAATCCTAGGGTTATGGCGGAAGCCGTCTCCGCCACGCCTTTCGATGATGTGCCGCCGTCGAGCCAAAAGTCCAATCAAATCAACGACTTAGGGCCGAAAGTTCAAGCACCGACAGGGCCGACCAGGGTTTTCCCGTACGGACCGAGGGGGCCGGGTAGGGCCGGCGGCGACCGGTCACGGTAACGGTGGCCCCACGCCAATTTTTTTTTATTTTTTAAAAAATGCCCTTATTGATCACGCCGATCTCGCTGGAAGAAGCCAACGCCTTTGTGGCGGTGCATCACCGGCATCACAATCCGGTGGTTGGGCATAAGTTTTCAATTGCGGTGAGCGATGGCGATAAGGTGGTTGGCGTGGCGATTGTTGGGAGGCCGGTATCTAGGCATCTGGATAACGGGTGGGTGCTTGAGGTAAACCGTTGTTGCACGGACGGAACCAAGAACGCTTGTTCAATGCTGTACGGTGCTGCTTGGCGAGCGGCAAAAGCGTTGGGGTATCGGCGGTTGATCACTTACACGTTGCCAGCCGAGGGTGGGGCGAGTCTGAAAGCGTCTGGCTGGCATTACGTAGGTGAGCGAGGTGGTGGCAACTGGAATTGCAAGACTCGGCCACGGATTGATACTGACGAACTTCTGCGCGGGCAGAAGTCGCTATGGGAAGCGGTTTAAGGGATAACCATGCAAAAAACTCGCTACAGCGCCGAAGACGAACAGATCCTGATGACCAAACTCTGGTCGCCAACGATTGCGGATAACCCGGAGAACTTCGTCTTGTTCGCGTTCCCGTGGGGCCAAGCGAACACGCCGCTGGCGAAGTTCAGCGGGCCGAGAAAGTGGCAGCGAGAGATCCTGCGAGACATTGCCGCCCACATCAAGGCGAATCAGGGCAAGGTGGACATGGAGACGCTGCGCGAAGCAGTCTCGAGCGGGCGCGGAATTGGCAAGAGTGCGCTGGTGAGTTGGTTGATCCTGTGGATGCTGACCACTAGGATTGGTTCAACGGTGATTGTGAGTGCGAACAGCGAGAGCCAGCTACGCTCGGTGACCTGGGGTGAGTTGACCAAGTGGCAGGCGATGATTATTAACAGCTACTGGTGGGAGATCAGTGCCACGAAGATTGTGCCGGCTGCGTGGTTAACGGAACTGGTTGAACGGGATTTGAAGAAGGGAACGCGCTATTGGGCGGCAGAGGGGAAGCTTTGGTCTGAGGAAAACCCAGATGCGTATGCGGGTGTGCATAACCATGACGGCATGATGTTGATCTTTGATGAGGCGTCGGGGATACCAGATCCGATCTGGGCGGTGGGTTCTGGGTTCTTTACCGAGAACATTCTGGACCGCTATTGGTTTGCGTTTAGTAACCCCAGGCGTAACAGCGGGTACTTTTTTGAGACATTCCACGGCAAACGGGATTTCTGGAAAGGCAAGCAAATTGATGCGAGGGAAGTGGAAGGCACGGACAAGAACACTTATGAGCAGATCATTGCCGAGTACGGTGAAGATTCTCCACAAGCGCGGGTGGAAGTGTACGGAGAGTTCCCAGCGAGTGGGGATGATCAGTTTATTGGACCCAGGATTGTGGACGATGCGATGGAAAGGGAAAAGTATAAAGACACGACTGCGCCGATTGTCATTGGGGTTGATCCGGCGAGGGGTGGGTTAGATGCGACGGTGATTGTGGTGAGGCAGGGCCGGGACATTGTGGCGATCAAGAGGTTCCGTGGGGACGATACGATGACCACGGTTGGTAATGTGATTGACGCGATTGAGGAGTACAAGCCAACGCTGACGGTCATTGATGAAGGCGGTCTAGGGTATGGGATACTTGACAGGTTAACGGAGCAGCGGTATAAGGTGAGGGGTGTCAATTTTGGCTGGAAGGCAAAAAACCCAGTGATGTGGGGCAATAAGCGGGCGGAGATGTGGGGTGCGATGCGGGACTGGTTACGGTCTGCGAGCATTCCGAAGGATCGGCAACTGAAAGCAGATTTGGTCGGACCCATGAAGAAGCCCAATAGTGCCGGGACTATCTTTCTTGAGGGAAAGAAAGAGATGAAGGCTAGGGGGTTGGCGAGTCCTGATGCGGCGGATGCGTTGGCAGTGACGTTTGCTTACCCCGTGGCGCATCGTGAGTACAAAGAGCCACCTAGGACGTTAAAGTCTAGTGGGTCTACAATGTCTGGATCTTGGATGGGTGCATAGGTGCCTAGTCTTTTTCTAGGCGTAATTTTTACCTTAGTAGATATGCTCAAAAAGTCTGCCTCCCCCAAAGCGTTCAAAGAAAACATCAAGACTGAAGTGAAGGCTGGAAAGCCAGTCAAGCAAGCAGTTGCGATTGCATACGCTACCAAACGAACGGCGGCGAAGAAATGAAGCCGGGTCTGTACGCTAACATTCACGCCAAGCAAGCGCGTATCGCTGCTGGTTCTGGCGAGAAGATGAACAAGGTTGGCAGCAAAGCAGCGCCAACGGCTAAAGACTTTAAAGAATCGGCTAAGACGGCCAAAAAGAAATGAAGAAAAGCGTGTCTTTATCGGTTGGGCGCGGCGAGAAACTCTCGGTCAAAGAGGGCGCTGGTCTGACCGCGAAAGGGCGCGAGAAGTATAACGCGGCGACTGGTAGTCATTTAAAAGCACCAGCGCCAAATCCTAAGACTGAAGCCGATAAAGGGCGCAAGTCTAGCTTCTGCGCTAGAATGGAAGGCGTTGTAGCCCACGCAAAAGGCGATGCTGAACGTGCCAAGGCATCCTTGAAACGCTGGAAGTGTTGATGTCTGACTACACTGGTATTAACGCTGTCGGCAACGTCGCACTTGGGGGTAAACCCTTAAAGAGCGACTCAGATGTGTTGTCAACAGCGCGGGATCGCCTGTCGATGGCAATTTCGGCGTATTCCGAGAGCAGGGAAGACGAGTTAGACGATCTGCGGTTCTACGCAGGCAGTCCAGATAACCAGTGGCAGTGGCCGGCAGATGTGCTGGCGACCCGTGGTGCGGTGCAGGGTCAGACGATTAACGCGCGGCCATGCTTGACGATTAACAAGCTGCCGCAGCACGTCCACCAGATTACCAACGACCAGCGTCAGAACCGGCCTAGCGTCAAGGTCATCCCTGTTGATGATAATGCTGACGTTGAGGTTGCCGAAGTTTTTAACGGCATGGTGCGTCACATTGAGTACATCTCTGACGCAGATGTAGCCTACGACACGGCGTGCGAGAACCAAGTCGCCTACGGCGAGGGGTACATCCGGGTTCTGACCGAGTATTGCGACGACAATACGTTCGATCAGGACATCAAGATTGCGCGGGTGAGGAACAGTTTCTCGGTCTACATGGACCCGCTGATCCAAGATCCGTGCGGCAGCGATGCTGAGTGGTGTTTTATCACCGAGGACTTGTCTAAAGCCGAATACGCACGGCTTTTCCCCAACGCTTCCCCGCTTTCCACGCTGGAAACGCTGGGTGTAGGGGATCAGAACCTAAGCCAGTGGCTAAATACGGATACGATCCGTATTGCTGAGTATTTTTACTGCGAATACGACACGCAGACGTTGAATTTGTACCCTGGCAACGTGACTGCGTTCCAAGGGACGCCGGAAGACAAAGAGTTGCGGGCGGTTTACGGCAAGCCAAAGAAGTCGCGCCAAGCGGATCGCAAGAAGATCTGCTGGACAAAGATAAACGGCTACGAAATCCTTGAAAAGCAGGAATGGGCGGGTAAGTTCATCCCTGTTGTTCGGGTAATTGGCAACGAATACGAGGTTGAGGGCCGGATTTACATCAGCGGGTTGGTGCGTAACGCCAAAGATGCCCAACGGATGTACAACTATTGGACTAGCCAAGAGGCAGAAATGCTGGCGCTGGCGCCAAAGGCTCCATTTATTGGTTATGGCGGTCAGTTTGAGGGGTATGAGACCCAGTGGAAGACTGCAAACACGCAGAATTGGCCGTATTTGGAGGTCAATCCTGATGTGACGGACGGTCAGGGCGCGGTTTTGCCGTTGCCCCAACGTGCGCAGCCCCCTATGGCGTCATCTGGTTTGATGCAAGCTAAAGTTGGCGCTTCTGAAGACATTAAGTCTTCAACTGGGCAGTACAACGCCTCGCTAGGCATGACTTCTAACGAACGCTCTGGCAGGGCTATTCTGGCCCGTCAGCGTGAGGGTGATGTTGGTACTTATCATTACCAAGACAACCTAGCGCGGGCTGTTCGCCATGTTGGGCGCCAGTTGGTCGATATGATCCCCAAAATCTACGACACGCAGCGCATCGCTCGCATTATTGGTCTGGATGGCGAGACCAAGATGGTCAAGATTGACCCGATGCAGCAAGAACCAGTGCGTAAGATCCAGAACCAAGAAGGGGTTGTGATCGAAAAGGTCTACAACCCGTCTGTTGGTAAATATGACGTGGTGGTTGCGACGGGTCCAGGGTACGCTACAAAGCGTCAGGAAGCGCTGGAAGCAATGGCCCAACTGCTACAGGGTAACCCGCAACTGTGGACCGTGGCTGGCGACTTGTTTGTCAAGAACATGGATTGGCCTGGTGCTCAAGAGATGGCAAAACGGTTTGCCAAGACGATTGACCCCAAACTTATGGGTGAAGCCGAGGACAATCCAGCCTTGCAAGCCGCTAACCAGCAGATGCAAGCAATGGCGGCAGAACTGGATCAGTTGCACCAGATGCTTCAAAATGTCGGCAAATCCATGGAAGCGCAGGACATGGAGCGCAAGGATTACGAAGCTAAGATCAAGGCGTTTGACGCTGAAACCAAACGCATCAGCGCGGTTCAGGCGGGTATGTCAGAGCAGCAGATCCAAGACATTGCGATGGGCGTGGTGGCTGCGGCTATGGAATCACAGAGTATGCTAATGCCGGAAATGCGTGAGGGACCTACGCAAATGGAAATGATGCCTGATCAAGGGGTTATGCAATGAAGTGCGCGGATTTTGTAGGTCTGCTATTCTTAGGGCGTGACGTAGCGCATTCGGTTCATCTTAATACCAGAAGCTACAGCAAGCACAAAGCGCTACAGAAGTTCTACGAACTGATCATTGAAGCGGCAGATGATTTTGCCGAAGCGTACCAAGGTCGGCATGGCTTGATCGGCCCAATCACGTTGATGACTGCCAAGAAAACGACTAACATCATAGAATTCTTGGAAGACCAACTGAAGGAAATCGAGGCTTGTCGGTACGAAGTTGTGGACAAGACGGATATGTCTTTGCAGCAGTTGATCGACAACATCATCGAAATCTATCTCAGAACCCTCTACAAACTGCGCTTTTTGGCGTGAGGTAATTATGGCTGCGACGTACAAATATCTAACCGCCTCGGCCAACGTGAAGACGATGGCGGGCAAGCTAAAGGGCATTTTCGTGTCTGCCGCCAGTAGTACGCCTACGATTACGGTGTACAACAGCGAAGCCGCAACGACTAGCGACACGATTGTTGGTGTGTTTACGCCAACTGGTGCGACCAGCTATGTGTTCACCGGCGACGAAGGTGGTGTGTACTTTAGCTCTGGTCTGTACATTGTGATCAGCGGAACTGTCGCTGCAACGGTGTTTTTCGAGTAAAGCATGGCAAATACCACGATTTCAGCATTACCGTCAGCGACTACCCCGCTCGCGGGTACTGAAGTCGTTCCAATTGTCCAGAGCGGCACGACCAAGAAAGTTGCGGTCAGTAACCTAATTAGCCTGACCACCACTGGAACCAGTGGTGCGGCTACGTTTGTTAATAGCGTTCTCAATATTCCGCAGTATTCTGGTGGTGGTGGATCTGGCACTGTAACGAGCGTTGGTCTTTCTGCACCTGCGTTTTTGTCGGTTACGGGAAGCCCGGTTACGACATCTGGAACGCTTGCGCTTTCGTATTCTGGCACTGCGCTTCCCGTTGCCAACGGAGGTACGGGTCAAACGACGGCAAACGCTGCGCTAAATGGTCTGTTGCCATCTCAGACTGGTCAAAACGGCAAAGTTTTGTCTACTGACGGGGCAAATACAACTTGGACTGCTGTAACCGGCACGGGTACGGTTACGAGCGTGGCAATGTCCGTTCCGGCATTTTTGTCGGTTACCGGGTCGCCGATTACCGCTAGCGGCACTTTGGCCGTTTCGTTGTCTGGCACGGCTTTGCCGGTTGCTAATGGCGGCACTGGCGCAACTACAGCAACTGCTGCGTTTGATGCGCTTGCCCCATCGCAGACGGCCAACTCTGGCAAATACCTGACAACCAACGGCACAACAACGTCTTGGGCCACGGTGTCTGGCGGCGGTTCTCCCGCTGGTGCAGACACGCAAGTTCAGTACAACAGCGGCGGGACTTCTTTTGGTGCTTCGTCAGCGTTTACGTTTACTAGTGCTACTGGACTGGTAACCGCTACTGGTTTTGCAGGTGCGCTTAACG